CAAAAACTTGATGCTCCATGTAGGTTTAAATTTAATGAATACTTTGGTGAACAAATTATAAATGATAAAGGTATGGAATGTTCATATAATAACTTTTCTAGTGGTGAAAAGAAAAGAATTGATTTAGCAATATTGTTTACATTTATGGATATAAGACGTTTGCAGGGTAATACTTCAATAAATTTAACATTTTATGATGAAATATTAGATACAAGTTTAGATAATAAAGGAATAGAATTATTCCTAGATGTAGTAAAGGATAGAATAGAAAAATATAATGAAGCAGTTTATATAATAAGTCACAAAAGAAGTGCTATAAAGGCTGCAACAAGTGATATTATATTTTTAGAAAAGAAGGGTGGGTTTACCACAAAGGGTACATACAAGGAGTAAAATGCCAAAATTTAAATTACCAAATGATCAAAAAACAAAACAGGCTACACAACAACCACAAGTAGAATACAGCAGTGCTTCGTTAACTATACCACATGCACCACCTGGAATGCCTATGAATATACCAAAAATAAATGTTGTTTCCCAAAGGATTGTTAATGGTAGGGGTAATAACTTACCTTTGCCTGGGGCTGGTCTTAAAAGAGCGGTTAACTATTATGCAGATCATGGTGGTTGTGGTTTTTGGAGGATGATTTGGCCTGAATTATTAATTAATGCTACTCAAAAGGGTGTTATAAATGGTTTAACAACTATGGTAGCAGAGAAACGATTTTATAATGGTATACAAGCGGTTCGTTTACAAAGACAAGCTACACCTGATCAATTAAAGTTTGTTAATTATCTTAAAGCTGGTGGTCAACAAGATAATTTTAAATTGATTTATGAAATTGATGACATCATTTTTAAAGATGATATTCCGGATTTTAATAGGTGTAAAGTAGCTTTTGAAGATGAAAATATTTTAAAAAGTTCTATGGAAATAATGAGAGCTTGTGATGAAATTTCTGTTACATGTCAATATATGAAAGATTATTACATGGAAAAGACCGGAAACAAAAATATAATTGTTATACCAAACTACGCCCCAAAAGTTTGGGCTGATGGCTTATATGATAAAAATAATATTTCTAAGACTTTTGATATATACAAGAAAAGACCTAGAATAGGATATTGTGGGTCTGGAACACATGTTGATGTAACTAACAGAACGGGCCAAAAGGATGATTTTACTCATATTGTTGATGCTATAATAAAGACTAGAAAGGATTATAAATGGGTATTTTTGGGATGTTATCCGTTTCCTGTTAAGCCATTTATTGATAGTGGGGAAATGGAATTTATATCATGGGCACCCTTCTTAACATTCCCTAAAGTTATAAAAGAATTAAATCTTAACTTGACTTATGCACCATTAGTAGATTGTAATTTTAATAGAGCAAAAAGTAATATTAAATATCTTGAAGCTGCTTGTTTAGGAATTCCTGGTGTTTATCAAGATATGGTTACATATCAAGATGCACCTGTAAAATTTAAAACAGGTAATGAATTTATTGACCAAATAAAAAGATTGTTAAAAGATAAAGATTTTTATATGAAAACATCAAAACAATCTAGGGCATATGCTGATACCATGTGGCTAGATGATCATCTTGATGAATATTTAGAATTATATTTCACAAAATATGGTAGCCCGGAACGAAAAGCGTTATTATTAAATAATTGATATCAAAACAAAAATAACTATTGACATTGATATTGATGTGGGGTATAATGCCTATTTAATTAATGTGGGATTATGAAATGGAAATTAACAGCAGAACATAAGGTGTTTAATGTATAGAAATGTATACTACAATTATAGAAAAAAATATATGAGGTTGTTTACTTGGGATGATGACGGTAAACGTATTCATACTGATGTACCATTTGAACCATATTTATTTATTGAAACTAAATCAAATCCTGATGCAACATCAATATTTAATACGGGATTAGCTAAGAAAGCCTTTAAAAACACTTGGGAAAGAAATCAATTTTTAAAAGATAAATGTCATTTAAAAAGAATATTTCATAATCTTCCTGCTGAACAACAATTCTTAATAGATATGTTTAAGCATGATAATTCAGAAGAATTTTTTAATCAACACCCATTAAAAATATTTTATTTAGATATCGAAACATACTCTCCTGGTGACTTCCCTAACCCAAGAGTAGCACCAGACCCAATTAATATTATAACAATTTATGATTCTATATCAAAAATGTTTTATAGTTGGGGCCTTGGTGGTAAGAATGGTGATAATTTTAAAGCACCTGAAAATGTTATATATACACATTGTGATACAGAATCTGAACTTCTTTTAAAATTCCTAAAGTTTTGGAAAACTGATTATCCTGATATTGTAACTGGTTGGTTTTCAGATTCATTTGATATACCGTACTTAATCAATAGACTTAAATATGTATTGGGTGATGATGCCGCTGATCAATTATCCCCTGTAAGAAATTTATACAAGAGAGAAAACGTTGAAACAAAATATGGAAAAGTATATGACCAATGGTATATAAAAGGTATAGCTCATTTAGATTATGTAGATGTATATAAGACATTTACTAAAGATAAACGTGAACGGTATAATTTAAATTTTATTGGCGAAACTGAATTAAATGAAACTAAAGTAGAAGTTCCAGGCTCAGATTTACCAGCATTAGCTGATAATGATTGGCAAACTTTTTGTGAATATAACATTCAAGACGTTAATCTTATAGTAAAATTGGAAGAAAGTTTACATTATTTAAGTATTGTAAGAAGGCTTGCATATATGGGTTATACAACGTTTGAACAAGCCCTAGGGACTATTCACATTGTAAGTGGTGCTATTGCTCTTAAAGCGTTAGAAGAAGATAAATATATACCAACATTTAAGCATGAACACGCTCAGAGTGAATTTGATGGCGGCTTTGTACGTATACCTAAGATAGGATTAAAATCTGCTATGTTAAGTTTTGATGCTAATAGTTTGTATCCCAACACAATTATTAGTGCTAACATTTCTCCTGAAACAAAGTTAGGAAAAATAATAAGTAAAAGTGATACTCAAGTAGAAATAAAATTAACTAATAATGATATATTTACACTAACACATGAAGAATTTTTTAAGTTTATTGAACAGGAAAAACTATCTATAACAAAAGCAAAGGTTCTATATTCTCAAAAGAAAAAGGGATTCTGTCCAAAACTTTTAGATGGTATATATTCTGAACGTGTTACAATCCAGGATAAACTAAAGAAACATAAGAGAGCTATTAAGATATGTAAAAAGGGTTCAGATAAATATAAAGAAAACGAAAAACGTATCATTGAACTTAACACTATGCAATATACATTAAAGATTTTAATGAATAGGTTGTATGGTGCGTTTGGAAATAAATATAGTGCACTTTTTGACATTGATGCAGCCGCTAGTGTTACACTTACCGGCCAACAATGTATTAAAGAAGCAGCAAATATCACAGCTGAATTTGTAAAGAGTAAGTATGATATAGATGAAGATTGTACAATATATGGTGATACAGATTCGGTTTATATAACGATTGCACCTATACTTGAAAAGTTAGGTAAAACTTTAATAAACGATTCGGGTAAAATTACAAAAGATGCATACACGATTGCGGAGGAATTAGAAGAACATCTTAATAAGAATATTAATATTTGGGCAAAAAGAACATGTAACATACTTGACCCAAGGTTTGTATTTAAACGAGAAACAATTTGTAACTCTGGTCTATTCATGGCTAAGAAACGTTATATACTTCATGTGCTTGACGATGAAGGTTTGGCACCAGACCCTGAAAAGGAAATTAAGTATACAGGTGTTGAGGTAGTGAGTATTCAAATTCCTAAAAAGGTAAAACCGTTAATTAAATCAGTATGTGAAACACTGATTAAGACTAGGGATTATAAGAAAACTAATGAAGCTTTTAGAAATGCCTATGAAGAATATCTAAAATTAGATATAGAAGATATATCAAAACCTGTTGGTGTAAAAACCTTTGATAAGTATTATGATGCTTCTAATGGATTTAATGTTAAAAAGGGTACACCTGGACATGTTAAATCTGCATTAGTATATAATCATTTATTAAAAGTCTTGGGATTAACTAGGAAATATGAACAAATAAAACAAGGTGATGATATAAAAACTTTTTATACAGAACCAAATAAATATGATGTAAAGGGTGTCGCCTTTTTAACTCGATACCCAAAAGAGTTTGATATAAAAATAGATAAGAATTTTATGTTTAATAAGAGTGTAACACCAATTATAACACGATTATATAATACTGTTGGCTGGAAATTAAAGAACCCTACAGCTGAACAGGCGTGTGATTTATTGGAATTATTGGGTTGATTTAACTAGTAAAGTTTGGTATAATACATAAAGGAGAAAAATTATGACTGAAGAAACAAAGAAGGAACAAATGGTAACATTTTTTGATATCATTGGTAGAACAATTATGGGTAGATTAACTGGTGAAACTAGTACAGAAATATTGGTTAAAAATCCTGCGGTTGTTAATATAGAGCAAGTACCGGTTCAAGACCCTAATACGGGACAAATTGCTGTTAATCCTAATACAGGACAACCTGTTAAAAGGATGACATTACAACTATTCCCATTATTTTTTAGAGAGTTTTTAGCTGATAAAAACCAAGAAGTTATATTGAAATATAAAAAGAGTTCAATTACACAAACAAAGGAAGCTATTATTCTTGATTTTAAAGTTAATGCTCAATATGAACAACTATTTATAGATGTTGGAAATTTAACGGTTAGTAATGCAACACCAGAAACACCTGCTCCTGCGGCAACATCACCTGAAAATAAAGAACCCGTAATAAAATTGTTTGATGACGAGGAATAAATATGACTAAGAAAAAAGAAATACCTAGCGGATTAAAAGGAGCTTTTAAAGAGCTTGATAAAATGAATGAATATAGTAGTATCCTATC